AAACTTGCCTCTCCAACACCCTTCAAAGTAGGTTTTTGAGTTAATCCTAGTCCTGTATAAGCCATTTATTATTTTTTACTTGCTGGTTTGTGGCCACTGCCCACATATAATCCAAACCACGCTGCGCCGGCACCCACAATAGTAGAAATGTAGGCTGCTTGTGCATTTGTTGGATCAGGTAAGTTCATAAACCATTGAGTTGAGTACCAGAACACATAACCATAGGCGACCATCAATAGTCTTGGAATCAAACGTAGAGTATCCATGAAACCCGCTGTTTGATTATACCAAGTCTTACTCTGATCGAATCCTTGAATTGTTAAAAAGTCTGATTTATCTACTTCGTATGTTTTTTCTCTAATAAGTACTTGTTTTTCATCTGCCATGTTATTTTCTTGCTTCAGCCTTTCGTCTTTCGTTTTCTTCCTTTATATAGCTGACGAGTAAGGAAACATAAATCGCTCTTTCCCATGGCAACATATTTTCTAAATCAGAATAACTGTACTTGTGATGTTGCATCAAAGCAAAGTTTGTCCTGATATGATTTTCAAGACTATTATGAGAAAGAGCTATACGAAAAAACTTTGCAATCCCTCCAATGTAATTTTATTTTTCTTCTTAGTCTTTGGATTAACAACATCGACAATATATCTTAGTTTAGGCATTGTCTCAAAAAACTTTTGAATCTCCAAAAACTGTTGAGAGTTTAAGCCATCATAAAAATCATTCAATTCTTTTTCTGTGAAATCTGCTCGTTCGTATACAGTTTCACCGTCAACAATCTTATCAGTACAATCACCAATAAGTTTGAAAGTCCTTTCTATCGTCATTGAACTATCGTCCATACCCAACAATTCATATGTTGGGTAACGCATGACCACAGTAATCGTATCTGTTAGTTTAATTTCTTTCTTGTGGTCTTTTGAAAACTCTACTTGAACTTCATCCAAAGGAATTTTCACATTTGCATATGTTTTTTCGTCATCTGGACAAAGAAGTTTTAACTCAGCTGTCTCGCCAACAGACTTTGCTCTAATGTTCAAAAAGATATACTCCAAATCAAATAAAGGCATACGATCAATTTCTAAAATTTCAAACGTACAGTTGTGTACAATTTGTTTTAGTGCACGAGCAATCATTGCCTCATTATTTTCTTCTAAAGCTAAAAGAAGTATCTTTTCTTCTTTTACTAGAAATGGTCTAAATGAAATCATCTCCTTTGTAGAAGGTATCTCCAACGGATAAGTTGGAATATTTAACATAGGTAAACTCATAATATTATTCTCCTGTTACATAATTAATTTCGATTATTAAGAATTTGATCTGATGGATCATTTGGTACTGGTTGAGCTGGTGTTGGTAAGTACTCGTTTGTATTGGGATTTAGCCAAGGACTACCGCCAGCTACTTTTTCATCAATAGTTTGTGGTTTAGAACCGTAAGTATCTGGTAACTGTGTAATTGGTAAAGTTTTTTCTGTTGTAGACGTTGGAGGACCTAATGACTCACTATCCCAATATCTATATGCAAATTCTACAGAAATTGTCTGATAACTGTCCGCTGACGTATTAGAAAATTCCTGCTGTGTTATTGTTTTAGGAAAAGCCTCGTATATGGTAACTTTGTATCCATCTTCATCATTTTTATCTAGTGTATAGAGTTCTATATTTTTTACATAATCTCTATAATATTTTACTTGCCAAGTTTTTCTACCCGAATCTCGATTTATTATGTAAGTCTGCCAATTTTCAAACCATTGTTTTTCAGGCATACCTGTCGTACAAATAAATGTTAGATTAATTGGGCCATACGTTGTACCGTGAACAATCTCTCTGACGGGACCATGTCTAAGATCATCTGTAGAAGTTCTCATGTTTTGTCCTGGAAATTGTATAGATTCGCATAAAAAATTTATTCGTTCACTTGTTCCTGAAGGAGAGTCTATAAAAACTCTATAACGATTTGTACGTTGTACGTCTCGATTTATAAATTGATCTTGGAATTTTGAAAAAGAACTAACTTTCTCTGAAACAAAACTTCCTTGGGACGCAGTTTCCGTTGATACATTTTGCGCCGGTACTGGTTGTGATGGTGTAGGGGTCTGAGTTCTTTTACGAGGAACATCCATACCAAACATACCGATAGCCATACTACATACTCCTTATTTTGTTATAAACAACTTCTGAAGAAACTCTACGTTTAGAATCCAAATCGCCAGAATAAAATCTCTGCACAGGCAATAAAACTGCAATCAGCATATCCTCTACAGGTATTCTTAAAAACATAGACTTTACATTTCTAGCCTTATATCTTCGAACGGTTACTTTTGATTTTCCGAGGCCTGAAATTTGTCTCCAGGTTAAATTTAATTTTTCCATTCTGTCATCAGCAAATGCTTCGGTCAATAAATTGAGAAATGCAACTCTCATGGGTATTGACAGAAAATGAAAATTTATACCTGTGAATCCATCTCTATTTTTTTCAACAGGTATCACTAAAGGAAATAAATCATAGAAGGGTAGTTTCTCAGCAGTCTGTGGCTGATAATGAAACAAATTCATCATCCCATAGTTTGGTTTAGCAGTTGCATAACCTTCTTCTATGTGCTGTTCGGCTGTCATGGTGGTTCCACCTAAAGATGTTATTTTTGATCTATACCATCTTGTAGATAGTTCTCTACCTTCAGCTGATTCCTTTATGTCGTCAAATAAACTCACCCAACTATTTATCTACGACTAACCAACTCCATAACCAGAACCTAGCTCTCCATAACTATTAAGTACTTGTGATGTGGCCGACATAGTATTTGCAACTTCAACTCTTGTACTATATCCGCCAGGGCCTTGAACTGTTATTTTGTGTGCTACTTTTGTAACTAACCAAATATTATCTAATCTATTTTCCCAAAGCTGACGTGCACCTTGTAATCCAGACTGTCCTGCACCGTAACCTAGATCAGGAAGATCAGCAAAGGCTAATTCACCTACTGACAATCGAGAACACCCTGGAATAGTAAACTCAAGCCTATGACTTCCTAAAACGTGACCAAGCTGCATAGTTCTCAACAGAGATATGTCGTCTGGGTTACTATTCCATGGATAGTTTACTTCATTATTGTTACTACTAATATTTGAATATCCTTTACTTCCCGTCGAACTAGTGTATTTTATTCTAGAATCTGGAAATTCAGTAATTGTTTTGTCTGAATGATAGTCATAGGTTTCTGAGACCAACGAGTACCTTTTATGCTTTAATTGTTTTTGATAATCAGATTTAAAAATATCGTATGACTTTTTGTAAGGGTTATGTTTAATTAATTTTCCTGCCCACAAACCACTAGATATTGTTCTGTATTTGTCGCCTAAAAATTTAATTGTGTAGTTGTTTGCTGTTAGCATACTATTAACCCATCCGCCATGAGATGTTCCTTGAGTTGAACTAACATTAAATCCTTGAGTATCAGAACTGTTAGATAAAGTAAAATATAAGTTTGGTGTTTCTGCTTTTTGTAAAGCAGGAACAAAGTTGAATCCTCCAGAACCATCCATTCTTGTAGAAGTCTCATAGAAAAGAAAATCTGTTTGTCTACCTTTAAACAGTGTAGAAGTGTCAGTTGTTTTTCCTTTTGGCCCCTTTGATCTAGAATTTGTCTTAGGATTACATTGTGCCATAGGAACTAATTGGCTAATAAATTCATATGGACGAATGTTTGTTGCAATTTGGTGATAGATGTCCAGTGTTTCTTGTTTTAAAATTGGTTTATATGTTTGTATTTCTTTCTTTAGAACGCTCTCGACCATAGTATCTAAAGTTCCCTGATATGCTTTAGAAACTCGAATTCTTCCATTTTTTAACATTTCTGGAGAACAAAAATGAAGACGATAATCCAACCAAGCAGTTGGTCCTCCGCCTTCATTAGCCGCAGTCATATTTTCAACTTTGTATATAAAAAGTGGATGTGTGGTAAAATCTAATCCAAATTCAGGAATACCAACCTCGCTTGCCCCATTAGTTTCCAATTGAAGATATAATAACTCATGACCTATAATTGGTCCTGCCTGAAATAAGTTTACGTTATCGTGTAAACTGATGTGGCCCGTCACACCTACTCTCTCTATATCTTCAAAAATTTGTATTTCTGTGATTAGAGGACCAATTGGATATTGATTTCCTGGGCCATGATGAATTTCTGCGACTTTTATTTTAAATCCTCCTGGACGAACTCCAGGAAGATTTGCAGATCCAATTTCATCTAGCGCATCGTAAATATTCATAAAACAAATTCTTTAATAAGAGAAAGATATTCAGTTTCAAATTGAGAAAGATATGCTGGATTTAATAGGCTGATTCTTTTACGTTTTTCATTCAATTTTTCTTCATACTCAAAATTTGTGATCGGAGTTGCTGTAGGTTCATCAGCTAATTCAACGGTTATCATAACATTACTATCACCAGAAGACTGAGCTATTTCATGGTGATGTATTGCATTTGGGTCCGAATATTTGTCTAAAATGTATTTGTTTAATACATTAGTTGACATTGGCCACTCGTAGTATCTATCATAAATTTTATTTACGAGTAATATTACCCAATAATATTTTGGAGAACCATATAGTCTGTTGGCCAATAGTTCTGGACTATCTCCATCTTTAACGGTGTATTTTGTAACACCTGTTTTTCTTTCAATAACACCCGATCTTGCAATAACCCTAATGAGTATATCTTGTATTTCCTTAGTAACTCCATTTCCTGTTGGATCATAGTTTATTGTTGGATATAAACTGTTAAAATAATAAGACATAATTAATATCCCTGCATTATTGCCTTTCTGTCAAGTAACTGAACTTCTTTAAAAGACATACTAATATCTGTCTGTACAGGAGAATTATCTGTGGCAAAAGTTTGAAATCTATCTCCACCATATTTGACACTTAATCCTGTTAATGCACAAAATCCAATTTTATTCATTTGTGCTAATTCGCCAGAAGGAGACATATATTTAATTTTAAAGAATAACGGTATTTCATACAATCTACCTAATTGACCAGGATTCAATAAATCTGGAGCCTGACCTATCTTTAAGAACTTTATTATATTCTGAACAGCTCGTTGTTCTCCCTGATGCGTTGGTTTAAAAGAAAAAGAATATTCAAAGGTACGAAACTGAGGACCTGAATAATTTACCAAGACATTGTTGAACGCGGCTCTACCTGTAGCTCCTTGGACAGCTGCTGAACCCAAAAGGTTACCTGCAGCAATTAAGACTGTAGCTGGTAAAGTACTATCTCCTAAACCTTCAGAAACTCTTTGTTTAATAGATTCCACCACACCTGAAGTAGAAATGCCACCAGCTGCATCTTGCATTATTTGTCCAGCCGTTCCTGCCACAAGTTCATTCATCATACTAACATCACCTTCGTCCCAAGAATGTCCATAAGCCGTACCTACTCCTGTAGGAATGGGTAAACAAATATTACTTATACCCTGTACAGGAGAAAGAGTAAATGAATTTTCTGAATGATTATTTCCCACAGCTATACCCGTTCTCTTGTAGGACCAAATTTCCATCCAAGTTGGATGAGATGTTTCTAAATCTCCTGGATACTGAACAACTCCTCCTCCAAGTCCCACGAATTCGTTTGCATCATATGGAATTGAACTTACTTGACTACCAGGTCCTCCAAATGCATCTAGCCCTATGGAAGACAAACCTCCCGGACCTATGACATCTTCCATAGCTGCAGCTTCTACAGAAGATAAATTGCCCGTTTGTACTGATTCTAGTCCCGCATCAATAAGATCAGGAGGAATTCCTTGAGTTTGAAGATATGATCTTGTAGAAGTAATTGCTGCTGCTTTAATTGCTGCGGCTGGATCACCTCCATTTGCAATGTCAATGGCAGCATTTGCAACTGTTGCTACTGGATGACCAGGTGTGGGATAAAACTTACCATTTTGATAGGATACAATACCTCCGCTATATCCATTTACTGCTCCGTTAACTGCATTATTAACAACACCATTAGCAACTGAGCTAAGTAGATTTTTATTGATAAATCCCATACATGGTCCTCTAAATAGTATAACTATTTATATGGAAAAAAAGAATTATACTAAACGAAAGCCATACAAAGGAAGGTTTGTTCCTAACGAACCTGACAAGTATAAAGGGAATCCACGGAATATCATCTATCGTTCCATGTGGGAAAGGCACTGTATGCGTTACTTTGATAATAACGTAAACGTGTTGGAATGGGCTAGTGAAGAAATAGCAATTCCTTATGTCTCTCCTTTAGACGGAAAAGTTCATCGTTATTATCCAGACTTTTGGGTAAAAGTAAAACACGGCCCAGAACATAGAATATGGCTAATTGAAGTCAAACCAGAGAAACAAACTAAACCTCCAACAAAAGGTAAAAAAGTAACTAAAGGTTATCTATATGAAGTTCGTGAATATGGAAGAAATACTGCTAAATGGGAAGCGGCAAAGAACT